CTACTACATTTAGTTATACCAAAGCAGCCACAAACGTAGCCTCAACAGCAGTCTCATCAGCCACAGCCCTAGTCAATGAGACTGGAACTATCAATATAGAATCATCTGGGGCTAAAATGCCCGACGGCTACATACAGACAGGCTTTATCAGATACAACACATTAGAACCCAAAAACTTTAAGCGCCTAATAGGGCGCGGTGAGTTTGACTTTGGCTCTATGACTTTAGAAACTGTAGATGCAGCAGGCACTGAGTATGATGTAGTTAGTTATGACTCATCAGTTCCGCCAGTAGAAGTAACTACTAATCTTCCAGCAGGTGCACAGGAATACATAGCCTATAAGTTTATTTTATTTAGAGATGGCACCGATAGCACTAAGGGTCCTATCTTCAAGGGCTATCAGGCAAAGGCCACTATCGCTACACCGAGACAGCGAGTGATTAGATTTCCCGTCTATTGTTTTGACGTGGAGACAGACAAGTACAATGTTATGGTCGGCTATGAAGGCCGAGCCCTAGACAGAATTAATACTTTAGAAAGTATTGAAGAAGGTGGCGACGTTGTTACTTGGCAAGATTTAACTACTGGCGAATCTCGTCAGGTTGTTATAGAACAAATCACTTTCACTCGCATGACTCCACCAGATAGAGGATTTACTGGTTATGGAGGAATGCTCACTATGACTGTAAGGACTGTGTAATGACACCTACTGAATGGGCTGGCCTAGCCGTAGCCGTATTTACTTTGATTGCTGGATTTGCTGGCGCTGTGCGCTGGTTAGTTAAGCATTACCTATATGAACTACGCCCTAATGGTGGCTCTAGTCTTAAGGATAAAGTCAATTCACTTGAAGAAAAAGTAGAACTATTAACTGATTTAGTAAGAGAAGCATTGAGGAGATGAGTGAAACCTGTAGCCAAAGTAGCGTCACCTGCTGCTATTGCTGTGCTCCGTCAAGCGACAGCGTTGTTTCCGAAGCGCAAGAAACTGTCAGACGGGTTGTTGCCTTCGTTAGCGCATCAGAAAGCCAGCCCGAATTCGGACCACAATACTGGGCTAGCAGTCGATTTGACCCACGACCCTAAGAGGGGTATTGATTGTGCAATTATTTTCGAAAAGCTTAAAGAGGATGAGAGAGTTGAGTATCTCATCTTTAACAAAAAGATATGGTCTAAAGCCAAGCGTAACGCTGGCAATCGTCCTTACAGTGGTAGTAATCCTCATTCTAAACATCTACATATATCTATTAACCCTGATATGGCTAATGACACTAGCCCTTGGTTCTGGTGGATGAATCAACCTAAGATTGTGAATCAGCTTGTGGCAAACTTACAGCCTCAAGCTAAGAAGAAGGTTGCTGTTAGTACCACAATGGTACCAGTATGCACCTGCTGTAAGGTTCACAATACAAAACGAAAGGCAATCTAAATGGAAGCACTAAAGCAAGTATCGCTAACATGGTTCCGTGCTGCAGCCTCAGCTGCAATCGCACTCTACCTCGCTGGAGAGACCGACATTAAGACACTCGGAATGGCAGCCCTCGCTGGGTTCCTCGGGCCTGTACTTAAGTGGCTTGACCCATCCGCTAAGGAGTTCGGCCGAGGCGCAGAGTAGCCTCTAGAATACCCTTTAAACGCCTTCTAAGGCAGTTTTAAGACACTAAACCCCCCAACCTAAGGTAATCACCTTGGGAAGGGGGGTCTTTTGTGTTTCCTACTGTCCGATAAGTAGATACATTACCCCTAGACAGCTTCTCCTCTGTCAGGTATAATTATATATATTATATATTAAATAATAATAAGACCCCGAAGGGGTCTGTATATAATATATATTAATTATATTATAATATATATAATTATATATAGCAAGTCTTAATGAAAGGATTATACCCTGATGGGAGTATATCTCTCTGATGATTATAAGATACCAGGTCATGTATCCTATTCAGCTCTGACTACCTTCATCGACTGCGGTTATCTATACTACCTCAGCCGACTGTTGCAGATACCAGAGAAGCCAGCGGTATGGAGCGCAGGTGGCTCCGCATTCCACAAGGCTACTGAAGAATGGGACAGACAACATGTTGAGTAAACAATTATGGGAAGAGGCATGGAATGAATATACCAAAGATGTCGACTTATCGACGCTTAGAGTTGGCGGCAGGGCTACGAAGGAGTATCCTAATAAGGAAGATGCTTCCTTCTGGAATATCAATGGTCCACAATGGGTCCAATCCTACATCGAATGGCGACAAGTCAACAAGAATTGGAAGATTTGGAAAACGCCTGAAGGCGTTCCTGCGATTGAACTAGGTATCATACCTGAGTTTGCTGGTGTTCCAGTCAAGATGGTAATCGATAGAGTCTTTGATGTTGATGGTCAGTTGGTTGTGGTAGACTTGAAGACATCACAACGCACACCTGACTCTAGTTTACAGCTAGGTTTCTACCGAGCAGGGCTAAAGAAAGTCTTTGGCATTGATGTAAACTATGGTAACTATTGGATGGCTCGTCAGTCTGGCACTGGTCAGATGGAAGACCTAACCAAATACACAACCGAGATGATTGATTACTTCGTAGAAAAATTTGACAAAGCACGCCTTGCTGGTATATTCTTACCCAACACAAACAACTGTAACCGATGCGGGCTCACAGAGCACTGCTCGTTTACTTCAAAGAAAGAGAAACGATGAACGAAGAATGGAAATTGCAAGTCTCGTATAAGACTGGCCCTGGTGATATGATTAACATCCGTGCCAATACTGCTGATGAACTTAGTGTACTGCTTGAAGGTGTGGGTGATTACGCTACACAGATTGCTGCAACTAACAAGCTATTGGCAGGTGCGTACAATGTAGCCCCTTTATCGACGCCAAGTACCACAACAAGCACAACGCCACCGCTCTCCTTACCACCCAGCCCAGTCTCGGAAGCATCAGGTACCGCAGCTCCAACGTGTAAGCACGGAGCTCGTATCTATCGTAGTGGAATCAGTGGCAAGACTGGTAAACCGTATGCATTCTGGGCATGTCCTACCCCACAGGGTACAGCTGACCAGTGCAAGCCAGTAAACTAAATAAGGAATCAATGAGCCGTAGTCAGTTAGTCATGGATTGGCTACGGCTTCTATTCAAAAGGAATAAAAATTGCGTACACTTGTCAGAAGCGTTGGTCGTCCTAGTATCGGCGGAGAACCGCTCCCATCATGCTTCAAAGCGTTCGAGGCAAACAAGATTGTCCTCAGACGGAGCGAAGTGTCGATGTTCGCAGCAGCGCCAGGAGTAGGTAAGTCAACACTTGCCTTAGCTCTTGCGCTAAAGATGAAGGTTCCTACGCTATACATTAGCGCCGACACTAACGCACACACAATGGCTATGCGATTAGCATCTATGATTTCGGGTAAGAATCAGACTGATGTTGAAGGATTATTGAATACTGATTTAGGTTGGACAAGAGCAGTGCTAGCTAAGGCTGGTCATATTGTTTGGTCATTTGAATCAGCACCATCACTACAAGATATCGATGAGGAAGTACAAGCCTTCGAAGAATTGTGGGGATGTCCACCACAACTAATAGTTGTAGATAACTTAATGGATGTAGCCACCGATGGTGGCGAGGAGTTCTCTTCTATGAGAGCTATCATGAAGGAGTTGAAGTATCTTGCTAGGGCTACGAATGCGGGTGTGTTGGTATTACATCATACGAGTGAGGCGGTACCTGGCTCTCCTTGCCAGCCTCGTTCCGCGATTCAGGGAAAGGTGGCTCAGCTCCCCGCACTCATTTGCACGCTTGGTGTTGTGGGCACATCAATGGGCGTGGCCCCTGTCAAGAACCGTTATGGCAAAGCCGACGCGGGTGGTGGACTGATGACTTGGATTGCTTTTAATCCTGAGTATATGTTCGTTGAAGATATACCAGAGAATGTATAATGGATATAGAGTAATTGCTATGACAATTTACGAGTTATTGTTTTGTGGGTTTATGGTTTATGGAGTGATGTCTGCATTATTTATTACTTTGCGCCATTGGCGTAAGGGATGCAAATTATCGCTGCTAAAATAGCGAGAGGACAGTTTAATGGATGAACAAGAATTGCGTGAGCAAATAGCGAAAGAGATTGAAGATTACCTCAGAAACAATATAGATATTCAACCTTGGGTTGATGTAAGAAACTTTAAGTTTTGTGCTAGGATTGTTAGAGGAGAATTTAAAGACAATGGATGATGATTACTTGGAGATACATGCAAAAGAAATGGCACAGACTGAATATCACAGACATGTTGCCATCTGCATACAGAAGATTAATGATGCCAAACCGCAGGTTAGGGACGATTATACGCAGGGCGTATGCGACGGACTTGACTGGGCAACGAGAATACTAGAGAAAGATAAGAGCGCATACTAATGGCTAACCCTAACGGACGTAAAGGTGCACAGTTCGAGACCGATGTAATGCGTTGGCTTCGTGATAACAATGCTGTAGCTGAGCGTCTTACTAAGGCTGGTGCTAAAGATGAGGGCGACTTGTATGTATTCCTTCAGGGTAAGACATACATTATGGAGTTAAAGAATCGTAAGAAGCTAGACTTACCTGCCTTCTGGGACGAGGCGCAGGTTGAGGCAAAGAACTACGCGAAGGCAAGAGGGTTGGGTACGGAACCTTCTTCCTTCGTTGTAGTCAAGCGTCGTAACAGTAGCGTTAAGAACGCTTGGGTTATACAAAACTTAGAGCAGTGGATGAGAGAGAGACATGAATGACCTACCAAGTATTAGAGATGTCCTTATCCACTATGGTGCGGACATACGACGCAACCACGGGCAAACAAATCTGCGATGTCCATTCCATGGAGACACACATCAATCA